ATTCAGATGTACTTGATGTTGTAGAACTTCCTGTACGAAACTGTGGTACTACAGGAACAGCAAGTGTTCTTATAGGTAATGTTAATAAAACTAGCAGCCAAAGTCTAGTCAATCGTAATAGTAACTTTAGTAGATCCTATGCAACTTGTACCTGATCCACCTGCGGTACAGGTATGAACTCCGCTAGATAATGAAGTTAATGCAAGCGATCCAGCAGTACCGCCTGATCCAATAGTAGTTTGTCCACCTAACACTGGTAACGCTGCAATACCCGAACTAGGAGTTACGGCAGATGGTGTAGCATCTCCCATTATTACGGATTCTGTTTTGCTGAAGGCCGAACCCGATGTCGTTACCGTAGTGTCAGTTTGTATCATTGCTGGTACACCATTACTCAAAGAGCCAACATTGATCCCACCAATCTTTCCTGATGTTGTGGTATCTCCTACAGTTACAGATGGAGTAATATTATTTCCGCTAAGACTATATGTAGTTCCTACCTTATTAGTTACTACATAAGGCATATCTACAGTAATTTGTGCAGAAGTTACAAATTCCTGTTTTATGTCAGCAAAGGCAGGGGTTGTCGCCAGTAATAATAGTGGAAGTAGCTTTTTCATTTTTTTGTGGGGTCAACTTTGATTACGTCAGGTTTTGTTGTGACGATTTCTAACGGTTGTTTTATTATTATAGTTTGAGTACCACCAG